AGTTGCTGGTAAATCAGCTGCAAAATCTGGACAATTGTTTGAAGATATTGTTTACTCTAAAATAGTAGGAAATGGGCGTATTGTTAATAAACAACCAAAATTCAAATGTCACTTTGGTTTGGATAGAAGGGGTGACTTTGAAATAGTTATGCCTGATAGAAAAATTCATGTCGAGTGTAAACAATTAGGAAATGTTGAATCACATTTTGATAAATTATCTCATGTCTTTATGAATCTAGTGTCTGGTTGTTATGGTGACGAGATGTGGTTAGTATATGATTATAATGGACAAATAAGTCCAAGAGGTAAAAGACATATTTATGCTCTAATCGAAAGGTGTAAAAAACTTAAAAAACAAGTTGCATTACAAGGTATTACTTTTGAATTAGTATTGATAGATAATCTTTCGGAGAAATTGTTATGAAAATATGTATTGCAAGATTACGAAGTAATGTAAAATACAATGGCCCACTTGAGACAGTTCTAGATAGTTTTTTTGAGAACTATGTAAAGTGGATGAAAGCAAATCCACAACATGAATACAGAACTTACAATGTATCATTTGGTGCAGAGAGACCCAAAAGAACACCAGAGAATATAGAGTGGGCAGATGTAATAGTTATACCTAGTGATTCAGAGTTTAGGTATCATGGTGAGTTACAGATGAATCCAAAAGATCTTGCAAAGTCACAAAGTCACATGGATAAGATACTACCATTTTTTGAGGGTAAAACTGTAATCATGTGGAGAAGTGACAGAGGAGATACAGAAGAACTATATCGTAGTTATCTACCTAATATTAAAAAGTTTACAACAATAGATGAAATAGATTTTAGTGGTAATATTCATGGTATGAAATATCACTTCATACAGACACTTAAAAATCCACTTGCAGAAATGATGAGTGTTGGTAAAACTACAGACTTCGGCTACTGGGGCAGAATGAAACCCTCAGAAAAGAATGTAAGAGAAAAAACTATTCGTCAGATATATCGTTCAGAGATGTCTACAGTATTAGTGGGTGGTTTTCCTAGTGGAGTAGTAAGACAATCTAAATGGATAAAGGATTGGAAGAAACTATTACCTATGTTAGAACCTTGTCGTGCAACACTTTGTTTTAACTGGCTCGATCCAGAGGCTACGACCAGTAGATATCCAGAGGCGCTTTCTATTGGGATGATACCTTTTGTTTGGGGTGACTATGATAAGAATAATACTTATAACATAGATGATTGGCAAAGAGTAAATAGGTTTGTAGATTTAGAACACAGAATAAAACAACTAAGAGATGAGACACTCTTTACCTTAAAACTTACAGAGTATAGAAACAACTATAAAAAAGTATTACTAGAAGAGTTTGAATATTATAATCTGTTCAGTAGTATGATGGATGAAGCATTATGATTGACCATATCTATATACCAACTTTAGGCAGAAGTAATAATCAAATTACTTTTGATAATATGTCGGGCCCTGCACAATCTATTACAACTTTAGTCGTGCAACCAAAAGAAGAACACTTATATAAAAATTATCCTATCTTAGTTTTGCCAGATGACGATATTGGTATCACGGAGACAAGGCGCTGGATATACATGAATAGTGCAGATATTAAATATGGTGTGTTTGATGATGATCTAAAATTTATTCGTAGAACACCAAATGGTGAAAAGTCAAAGAGACTTATGAATGCTCAAGATTGGGATTATATGTTAGCAGAGACTAGTGAGTGGTTAGATGAAGTAGACTTTGCTGGATTTCGTCAAGGCAATTTACCACCAGCAGGAAAACCATTTATTGATATCGCTGCTGTAAACTGTGGTTTCTTTTTTAATGGTAAGAAACTACCAGACGAAAGTGAATTAGATTGGTCGCTACCAGTTTGTGAAGATATACATATGGTATTACAATTGTTTCAAAAAGGACATACTAATCGTATATGGGATGAGTTTGGTTATATATCAAAGATTCTTGTGGATGGTGGATGTAATGAGTGGAGAACTTTAGACCTAATAAACAATACACATGCAAAACTTATAGAGATGTATCCTAATCATGTATCTTGGAATGGTATCAAAGAGAATGTGATGGGTGGTGATTTTAAAAAGATAAAAATCAAATGGAAGAAAATGTACACAGATAGTCAGTTTGGAAAATTACCAATATGATTATGAAACCAGTTGATTGGAGAGTTGCAACACTATTTGTACAAGAAAGACATTATAGTGCTGTAATGCCTAAACTTACTAAACATTATCTAGGTGCATATGTCGATGATGAACTTGTTGGTATATTAACACTAGGATGGGGAACTAATCCTATGGGAACTATTAGAAAGATGTTTCCAGAACTTACTACAGCAGATTACTATGAGATAGGTAAGATGTGTATGGATGAAAAGATGCCAAGGAATAGTGAATCACAGATGCAGAGTTTGACTATTAAGTGGATGAAAGAAAACACACCTAGTGTAAAATATCTTTATACCTGGGCCGATGGTATTGTGGGTAAGCCTGGCTATGTTTATCAGGCCGCAAACTTTCTGTATGGTGGGTTTATTTGGACAGATATATATTTAAGTGAGAGTGGAGAGAAAGTCCACTTTAGAACCATCCAGAGAAAAATGAAAAAAGAAATGGGTAGAGATGATACAAAGTATGGCCCAAGACCAAATGACAAGAAGATGGGTGAGTTAGGATTTACGAGAGTGTGGGGTAAACAGTTTAGATACATTTATCCAATAAACAAAACCTCTAAGAAATATTTAAAAAACTCTACGATGGAATGGACAAGAGATTATCCAAAAGACAAAGACTTGCAGTGGAAAGTAAAAAGGCCAGGCGAGACAGAATACACAGTAACACCAACCATACCTTTTATAGATGGAAGTGTTACACAACACAACTCTAGTAATGTAAATAAAGTATCAGACAAATACGGAGTTGGTAATTTAAGTGAATTTTTCACTTGACAATAATAACGAATTATGATAGGATGGTAAAAATGAAAAATAGTAATTTCAAAGAAGTAAAAACTTTCATGGAGACTTTCAAACAGAAAGTCAGAACAGAACCACAGTGGCCTACAGATGAAGAAGTAGACTTGAGAATTGATTTAATTAGGGAAGAGTTGAATGAACTTGAAGAAGCGTGTGAAAAGGGAACACTCGTTGATGTTGCAGATGCTCTCGCAGATATCTTATATGTCACCTATGGCGCAGGCCATACTTTTGGAATTGATCTCGACAAATGTTTTGCAGAAGTCCAAAGATCAAATATGTCCAAGTTGGGAGAGGATGGAAAACCGATGTATCGTAAAGATGGAAAAGTCATGAAAGGCCCGAACTACTCAGAACCTAATTTAGAAGGAGTGATATATGACGAATGATTTTCTAAAAGATATAATTAAAATTACTGGTAATGAATATGCTAGTTTAGTTGAGGACGGAGTTGCCTCTGGTGATGTTGAAAAGTTTGTAGACACTGGTTCTTACATTTTCAATGCATTGTTAAGTGGTAGTATGTATGGTGGTTTGCCTGCAAATAAAATTACTGCACTTGCTGGTGAAAGTGCAACTGGTAAAACATTCTTTTTGATGGGTATGGTAAAAAACTTTCTAGATGCAAATCCAGATGGTGGCGTGGTTTACTTTGAATCAGAAAGTGCAATCACTAAACAGATGGTGATTGATAGAGGAATTGATCCAAAAAGAATGGTTATCTCACCAGTGACTACAGTTCAAGATTTTAGGACACAAGCAATCAAAGTTGCAGATAGATACAATCAGCAAGATGTAGATTTAAAAAGACCTATGTTCATGTGTCTAGATAGTTTGGGTATGTTATCTACTACAAAAGAAGTAGAGGATACTGCTGAAGGTAAAGAAACTAGAGATATGACACGGGCACAAGTTCTAAAAGCTGCATTTCGTGTATTGACACTAAAACTTGGTAAGGCAGGAATACCTCTCGTTGTAACTAATCACACATATGATTCTATGGGAAGTATGTTTCCTACAAAAGAAATGGGTGGTGGTTCTGGTCTAAAGTATGCAGCCTCATCAATTATATTCTTGTCAAAAAAGAAAGAGAAAGATGGAACAGAAGTTATCGGTAATATTGTCCACTGTAAAAATCATAAGTCAAGATTGACAGTAGAAAATAAAATGGTTGATGTTAGATTGACATATGATAAAGGATTAGATAAATATTATGGATTGCTAGAACTTGCAGAGAAGTATGAGATTTTCAAGAAACAATCTACCAAGTATGTGGTGTCAGATGGTACAACTCAGTTTGGTAAAACGATTATGAAAAATCCAGAGAAGTTCTTCACAGAAGAAGTTATGGCACAATTAGAAGAAGCTGCTGGAAAGGAATTTAAGTATGGCCATTAAACTGATAGAAAATGCTTGTAGTCCGTTTTATCTAGATATGATAAAACATGTGGCATCAAATGACGATAGTTGGAACTTTAAATATCCTATCGGTAAACCACTAGATGAAAGTCATTTGAAATTAGATATTATAGATAACGATGATACTAAACATCCACTACTTGCTGGTATCGCTATGGGATTACTTATACAAATCTATGACAAAGGTGGTAAGGATTTGTTTATACCAGAGATTTACTTTTGTGGTATATCTATCAAAGATAAACATAGAAAAGATAATATTCACACAGACCATAATAAACAAGATAATGTAATCAAGATACTTGGAGTAGTAAATAGTGAATGGCAAGAAAGTTGGGGTGGTGGATTTACTCATGGTGGTGAGACTACTTACATTCCACCAACATCTTTTGCAATATTTGATTCCACTGTACCACATGCGGCTGCAGATATTTTGACAGATAAGAAAAGGATGGCAATCGACTTTACAGTAAGGAAGAAATAATGGGCGATGAAGCAGTAAAATTACAAAATGAAACTTTCATAAGAGTATTTAATGATGTAATACCACATGAACTTTGTGATGAACTAATAAAAAAATTTGAAGAAAATGCAGATCAATTTGATAAGGTAGAACAAACATCTGCTGACTTTACACAAATAGATTTTTCACAAGACGAAATGTGGAGAGAAGAAAGAAATCAACTGTATACAATCTTACAAAAACAAATTCAAGAGTATAAAATGCAAGTAGGTGTTACAGAACAAATGTGGCCTAAAAGATATACTTTTGAAGGGATGAGAATGAAAAGATATTTGCCTGATGGTAAAGAAGAATTTAGACCACATGTAGATGTCACAGGCCCAGAGAATATGAAAAGGTTTTTAGTTTTCTTTTTATACTTAGATGACAATGATGAGGGTGCAACTACATTTCCTTTACTTAAAAAAGGTTCACCTTGTAGAAA